CTTCTTTGGTCCTCCCTCCAAATGCGATGGAGTTGCTCTTCTGTGAGTCTGGCAGGTAGTCCAGACTCACGAAGCTGCTTAGCAGTCCGAGACAGGCAGTGTTCTACATACACCTTAAAAGGGTGATCTTCTGCCATAAATGCAGCGAGCAACTGGTAGCATAGGAGCTTCCCATGGAGTGATTCTAGGTCAGGTAGAACTTTGTATGGTTTGAGGAGAGATGCCATCAGTTTTTCTGGTGATGTTGGCACAGGCTCAAGGTCTGAATTAACTGTAAAGCCACAAAAAGATAGGCCAACTATGCTCTCTCTACAGATGACTTTGCCAGGTTTAACCCACATGCCAAAGATGTCTCTATACATGGCAATTACTCTTTCTTCATAATTGTCTGGCACTGAAGGTGTAGTGGAGAGCCTATCATCTCCATAGACTACGGTGTCATAAGTCTTCCAGAGATCCTTGTTCGGCCCATTAAAATAGGCAAACTCAAAAGCTTGTAACCAGAAATTAACCATGTTGTTGTCCATTGTTGTTGAAAATTGTCCAGACGGGTTTCCCCGTGTTTGCACGGTTACCTCACCAGATGGTAATAAGACATGACGGTTGAGGAGGTTGTCAACATACCATTCATGCACATGTCTGTATTTTTCACGTTGGTCTTTGTTTATGAAATTCCATCTAATCTCTTTAATGTGCCTAAATAGGGCAGGTGGTATGGTACCATCGTAGCGGGTCCAGTCAAATTCAATGAAGTATTTATTACCTCTATTAACAAGGCGCTGCATTGTTTTCTTAAAGCCGCCTTCCATTGGTGACCACCCGCATTGACCAACAGATGTCTCAGTGTGCTGTTTCATCAGTGCATTCTGATGTGCTTCTAAGCACGCCCCTATCCTGGTGTATATAGGGTCGGCACATACTATTTGCCGAATATCAGAATTTTTGATTTTTTCCTCCTTTATGATTTCCTTCTTGAGGAACAAATACCACAGCACTTCAGGCTTATCTCCCTTAAAGACTCTGGTGAATTCCCTAATATATGGGGCCCATCCATGTGCTTCCAAATATTCTTCTTCAGTATCAAAGTAGTTCATTTTGGGGTATGCCGGTGTAGAATCAGTGTTCTTCTCAGTTGCAGTTATATGTATAACTCTAGTGTCCTCCAAGTATCTAAACTCACGATATGTAGCCCAATCAGCAAAAGCACACAATCGTGGATATTCTGAGAAGAAATCAGTTGGTTCAGCATAGAAGAATTTTTCAAAAGACTTGACAAAAGCCTGCGGGCCCCATGTAGTAGGCCCATACTCCTCAAAAGCATGCCAAGTTGGTTCTGGTAATAATCCTAATAAGTCATCTCTGGGTTTCTTGTCATCATAAATAGGTCTATTGATGGGTAGGTGGCCAACCAGTGGGAAGTTAGTAGGTACACACTTCCGCTCTCGTGGGGCCTCCAATAATAGCTGCCAAGCATCTAATGAGTGGTAGTTTTTGGGCCCCCTGATCTTCTGGGGCCCTTTGTAGTTTTTTTGGAGCTTTATTCTTTGACTTGACCCTCTGGAGAAATCCTTCCAAACCAGCTTCATAAGCTGCTTTGTCAAGTTCAAAAACGGCCTCAGGTAAAGCACTATAGTTTTGTGTTTTCATGGCTGTTTCAATAATTGTTCTAAGTTTCACAATTTTTGAGCCAAGCACAATCTCATCTGCTTTTGTCAGCCGATGCGGTGCTGGTAAGATAAATTTTGCATCATCTTCATCCCAATCAAAATCATAAGACTCCCAAACAGGTGCTTTTCCGTAAGTTTGTGAATACGGCTGAGGCTCGTTCTTTTGGGGTTTTGAAGATTTAATTGGTTGTTGCTCTTGTTCAATCTGTTTTCCTTGCTTTTGGGTTAAATCAAGTGGTTGTTCATCAACTGCAGGTTCGGAAACAGATTTTAGCTTTAGTGTGCGTGGGGCTGGCACTGGTTTTGCTTGATCGAAATTAATCACTTCAGTGTAGTCAAACTCCACATCATCACCAACCATGCCCCAGCC